GATCTCGATACCGGCGTGGACGCCATTACATCGGCCAAGCCGACCCACGAATGTCCGCGCCACGGCCCGCACACCGCCAGCATGCACGTCGAGATCAAGGACGTACTCAAGCGCGTCTACTGCATGAAATGCATGGTAGAAGTTCTGGACAAGCTGGGGATTAAGGAGATGGAGCCAATCGCAAAGGGGAAGGCATGACCACGAAGGCCGCAAAGATCCTCGCCCTCTACGAGGAGGGACTATCCTCCCCTCAGATCGCCGAGCGCCTCGGCTGTCATCAAGGTTATGTCAGAGCCGTCAAGGTGCGTGCGCTGGACCCGCGCGATAACGCGCGCAGACTACGCAAACGGCGCCGTGCGGCGGAGGCGAGGGCATGACCAAGGCCGAGCGCATCCGCGCCCTCTACGCCAAGGGTCGTACGACGAGGGAGATCGCGGTCGAGGTATTCCGAACCAGGCATCCGACAGCGGCCAATCTGGCCTACGTGCGGGTCAGCGGGCGCCAACGTCTGGACGGCAGCAAGAGCGCCGCCGACAAGCGCTACTATTACGAGAACGGCGGGCGGGAGATGCAGAGCGCATGGGCGGCTCATCGCTACGCGACAGATGCCAAATTCCGTGAGAATGCGCTAGCGTATCAGGCAAACCGCTACGCGACGGATGCCAAGTTTCGTGCTAGGACCAAAGCTCGGGCAAGAGCATGGCAACTCGCCAATCCAGAGCGGGTAGCGGAATCTAGGCGTGCCTATCGACGCAAGAAAGCTCTTGGCAGCGTCGCGAATCACATATAGGTTAACAAACAGTGAAGGGCTCGGTGTCGCCGCCACCGAGCCCTTTTGAAGATGCGTTAAAGGGCAGTTAACACAGTGCGTACCCTCAACGGCTAGAGGAGGGCACGACGTGCCAGCACCACATATAGCGCAAGACGCTAGCGAAATCAAGCCCCGCAAGCGCAAGTGCCATGAGACAGATCCTTGGTACAAGCGTTATGCACGGGACTTTTTTGAGGATACACGCGAGCTAACGCCCGAGCAGCGCGGTCTCTACAACGACGCCGTCGATCTCATCTACATGGCCGAAGGCCCTATCGGGGACGACGACCGTCTCCTAGCCCATAAGATGTGCGTTGACGTGCGCACGTGGCGCCGCGTCCGCAAGACACTTTTGGCGACGGGAAAGCTGTACATAACCCGCGGTCAACTGTTCAACAAGCGCGCCAAAGAGGTGTTGGATCGGCGGGAGATCGAGAGGAGATCCATGGGTAGATCGGCTGGAGGTCGGCCGGAGGTCGGCCCCGATCTTTTTGAAAACATCAATGATTCCAATGCCCCCGTGCGAGCTACCTCGACAGATCAAGATCGATCAGATCAGAAGAGTCAGAAGAAAGATCATCAAGATCGATCTTTTGAACCTAGGGTCATAGATGGAGGCAAGTCACAACCGGCTCGAACAGTTCGCTTTGTCTCGCAAGACGCACTCGACCAAGTTCGGACACTCGCCCCCGGGTGGGATCGCCAAATGCTCCTCAAGAAATTCATGGACTGGCCAAAAAGCAAAGAGGCCATCGATATGGACAAGGCATTTCTGGGGTGGGTGCCAAAATTCGTGAAAGGAAAGGCAGCTTAACGAATGGTTCAATCGGCCGCCGCGTAGAGGCGACTGACCGCGAGTAGCCTACAGATGCCGGGTCGGGTTTCGAGACAGCCCCCGGCGCCGCCCAGCGCAACGAAGGACCAGCGCTAGGCGTGATGAGGATCGAGGGGTTATCGGCACCCACACACAAAAACGAGACGCGACGGGGGAACTTCACGGGTAAATCCGGCCTCCGACCCTCCCGAAGGCTTTCAGCGGCCGAGGGAACATCCGCCGCCAAGGCGCCAATGCCTGAAGCGGGCCGACCGTAGAGACCAAGTAAGTGCAATGCGAGCGGCGCACGACTACCCCCCCCTCCGTGTAGGGCTGGCCACCGTATCGGCCGGGGAGCGAGCGGCACTCGTTAAAATGACATGCCGGGTATACGTCGCTGCAACATGCTGATCCTCTGCCTATGGCTGCCGCAGGCCGTAGGTGTGCTGCCTCAGGATGCTTTTCTCAGTGGAGAAAGCGGGAGGGGAGGAAAGCGGAGGGCGGCGCTATGGTAGGTTCGCTCTGCATCGTGCGCTGCTACGACAGCAGCACTGAGATGAATGAGGGGGAGAACGGAAATGAGCCGCGAACGCTATATCCCCATCACCGCCCGCCTGGCCCATATCCGATCCAAGGCCTTAGCGCACCTTGAGAGCCTGCAAGGATGGGACCTCAGTAAGGACGTGACAGAGAGGGATCTGTTTTATGCAGCGAAACGGCAGTACCGCGATGCGGATCGCGCTTATACGAGGGCGGTATATAGGTTAACGCCTGAGGAGAGGTATGCGGAGGAACTTAGGAAGAAGGGGGCGCCGAGCACATGAGACATTGGGATTATAGGGATGCCGCCGCAGCTTCGCGTAGCTCGCGCGGCGCGGCGGTAACATGAGCAAGCTTGGCATGACTGGCCACGTCCTCAACATTGAGCACGCGGACTTCCCGGAGGTTGGGGATGTCTGGCACGACCATGGTATGCACGTCTGCACCGTGCAGAAGGTGGATGGGGATCAGGTTACTTGTCGCTGGGCTAACAGGGACCGGCCGCGAGTAATGGCTCGCACCCAGTTCGCGAAGTTCATGCGTTACGACACGATGCCGACCAAGACATGGGCACACGTGACGCCGAGGGACGCAGCATGACAAAGCGAGAGCGCTTACCCAACCGCCGCGCCGCCGAGAACGTGACTTTCGTCTCGCGCGGGCAGAAGGTCGTGTGCAACATCGGTTATTATCCCGATGGCCGTATCGGCGAGGTGTTTGTCGTGGATGCGGGTAAGACCGGCGCGGATCTCAATGTCGCCATGCTGGAGGTAGGCGTTGCCGTGTCTATCGCCTTGCAGCACGGGGCAAGCATCGATTCCATGCGGGCGTCGTTCCCACGTACCGAGCAAGGGAAGGCGGAAGGGACGATGGGGCAACTGCTGGATCTCCTTGCCGCCCCTAACTTGCGCGCCGTAACATAATCGAAGCGACGCACCATCCGCGAGGACGCAGTGCACCCAGATAACCTCGATTACGGCCCAGCCCTTTCCTACCTAGTCCTCCTCCTGAGCTGGATAATATTCATCTGGTCCTACTGGAAGCAGGAGAAGGAGCTGGCCGTACTGAGGGGCAAGTGGCTGGAGGTGCCAGGGTCCGAGGTAGAAATCACAGAGGAGAACGACATGGCCAAATACACCTACGCCGATCTCGCCGATAAACCCTTCGTGCCACCAACGGCCATCGAACCAACGGAGGAGATCGAAAAGGGCCGCCGGATCGTCAACGATCTAGCCGCACGCAATCCAGAACTCGCGGCGAAACTCAGGGCGGCCGCGATCAGAACGGTCGCCGCCAAGCGCGGCCCGATCACCAGCACCGACGTGTGGGTGTATTTGCGTGATAATGATCCGACCACGATGGAGGCAGCCAAGAAGGTTGCCAACGGTCGAATTATGACTTCGGCATTCGACGGCCCCGCGTGGGAGAAAACGGGGCGGTATCTCCCGCAGGGCTCACACGGTAGGCCAGTTAGTGAATGGCGATACCGGCATGCGCTGGAGGCCGCGTGATTGCCCGCACATTCCTCGATGGGCGCGTTGTCCTTCACTGCGGGGATTGCTTGAATGTGCTCGCAACGTTACCCGAGGCGTCTGTGGACAGTGTCGTTTGCGACCCGCCTTATCATCTGACCAGCATCGTCAACCGCTACAGCAAAACGAGCATGGAGCGAGAAGGATCGAATGAGAAACGTGCCCGTGAGCGCTCAGATGCCATGGGCAGATTGGTCGGCGGTTTTATGGGCAAACTATGGGATGGCGGCGATATCGCGGCGCGCATTGAGACGTGGGAAGCCGTGCTGCGTGTGCTCAAGCCGGGCGGTCATCTGATCGCCTTCTCTGGCACGCGCACCTATCACCGCATGGTGTGCGCCATCGAGGATGCCGGATTTGAGATCCGTGATCAAATCGGTTGGTGCTTCGGCTCAGGCTTTCCCAAGAGCCATGACGTGAGTAAGGGGATCGATCGTCAGGCAGGAGCGCAGCGCGACAAGATTGCCATCGGCGCTCCCGTGAAACGCATGATCCCGGGCGCAGATCAGAACGCGGATGGCAGTTGGACCAAAGACAATGGGCGCGTTTACCAGCCGGGAAAAGAACTGCCGGCAACGGCCGAGGCCGAACAGTGGAATGGCTGGGGCACAGCTCTAAAGCCAGCGTGGGAACCTATCGTACTCGCGCGCAAGCCGCTGACGACCAACCCAGTTGCAGTGCGTGATATTGTGGAGTGCGAGCTGCGGGCTCGTGGCGTGGAGGGCGTTATCGCATGGACAAGCAGTGCAAAAAATGCGGCGAGGTCAAGCCGCCTGAACTCTTCAAACCGAACCCAAGCGCCCGAAACGGGGGAAACATCTGCAAGGCATGTCGGCGCATCAGAGACGGCATGCACCGACGAGCAAATCCCGCACTGTACCGGGCCAGGATCAACAAATGGATCGCCGCCAACCGTGAGCGAGCGCGGGAACTGCGCCGCCGCTCAGACCGCAAGCTCAAGGCGGAAGTCTTCGCTGCCTATGGGTCAGTCTGCGCCTGCTGCGGAGAGAGAGAGCCCGCATTCCTCACCCTTGACCACATCGGCGGAGGTGGCACCAAGCACCGAAAGCAGTTCCATCAAAAGGTCTATGCTGATCTGCGACGACGAGGGTTCCCAGAAGGGTTCCAAATCCTTTGCTGGAATTGCAACTGGGCTCACAGACTCACGGGCAGTTGCCCACATCAGTCGGAACAGCGACGGAACCTTCGAGTGGCCTGACGATCTCCCGATTCACGTCCCGGCGCGGTCTCTGACCGTCGCAGAGAACGTCCTACAGCACGGTACCGGGGCGATCAATGTGGACGGATGCAGGGTGGAGACTTCCGAAAGTCTGAATGGCGGCGCTTACGCACAGAACGGTGCGCGAGTGGCTATGGCGGGCGATGAGCGCACCGGAGCAGCGCTGGGCATGTTCCAGCCAGGGAAGACCACCGAGAAAGAATTCGCGCAGCCCGTCGGTCGCTGGCCCGCCAACATCGTCCACGACGGCTCAGAGGAAGTGCTGGCGGCGTTCCCAGATACCCAATCTGGCGTGCTTGCAGCCGGCACCATTCGCTCGACCGACAACCAAATATACGGAAAGGATTTGCGACGCGCCGGAGACCCAGCGACGTTTCGCGACGCGGGCGGCGACAGCGGTTCGGCCGCCCGCTTCTTCTACACCGCCAAAGCCGACGCCGAGGATCGCCTTGGCTCCAAGCACCCGACCGTCAAGCCGCTAGATCTCATGCAGTGGCTCGTGCGGCTCGTGACCCCGCGCAAGGGCATCGTGCTTGATCCATTCGCTGGCACGGGCACCACGGGCGAGGCCGCGTGGCGCGAAGGCATGAACGCCATATTGATCGAGCGCGAGGAAGAATACCAGGCGGACATCGCAAGGCGCATGGACCTGGCGACCCAACCCGAAAAGCGCGTGGCGGTTGCCAAGTCCAAGAACAAGACCGAATGCGTATCGGACCTGCCGCTGTTTGCCGGCTGCAAGACCTCATAACTGAAAACCGCCACGCCGCTAAATGCGGCGGCACCCAAACCCTACCCACCCCGGCCACCCCATGAGCAAGCGCCGCCCTACCAAGTGTTCCTCCTGCGGAGCCAAGCTAGGCGAGGCAAGGATGGTAGTCCACGATGCGGATCCCACCAAACCTTCTGGGGATTACTGCAACTCGGCATGCCTTTTCGCTGCACGGGAGGCGGCAAATCGCGCTAAAGTGCTAGCCGACATCGAAACGATCATGCCGGTTGAAGGGATGCCCCGCTAATGCCGAACATAGCCAATGCTCCCGACCGCGACCCCAACATCCTCATCGTTCCCATGGATCGCGGCCCCTCCCACGTCACTGAAACGCGTACCGTCATCGAGAAACGCGCCCCCACCGACGACAGCGTGCGCCTGCTGCGTGAGATGGAGGCCAAGGCGGAGGCGCGTATCCTTGAAAGCGTGCGCGTCGCCGATACGGTCTTTGAGTGCGTGGTGCACAGCTACCGCGACGTAGTCAACGACAAGATGGTCTACCGCGCCGTGGTCAAGCTCAACGGCCGCACCGTGACCGCGGAGCACGCGGTGTGGACGATGGACGCCAAGGACTTGCGGGCAGCATGGGAAGCGCTACGGGACAAGCTAGCCACGGCCATAGCCTCGGAGGTGCTCAAGGGGGCGTTCGCGGCGACCATGAGGGCTAGGAACCTCGGATAAGGCGCCAGAAGGCTTCTTGCGGCGCCCTGGAGGGGGTCTGGGCGGCAGGGAAGGGGTTTTTGATACGGGGATATCGGAGAGGGGGCAATGTCGGCGCTACAGAGGCGGCTGGACGAGAAGAAGGTTGGCTGGCTTTACGCAACTATGGATTGCGATCTGGGGACGTGCACGTATTGCGGGGGCATTGCGCAATGCATGGATCATGTTCCTCCCCTGTCGCATGCCGCACGGATGTTGGACATTAGCAGAGATGAACTCATGAGCACGACACTTATGGTTGTGCCCAGTTGCTATGAGTGCAATGGTCTGGCTGGTAGTTCCTATCAGGCGACGCTTTCGGAGCGTCGGGCGTACGTCAAGCGGCGTCTACGAGAGAAGTATCGCCAGCTGCTCTTGGTGCCCAAATGGTCAGAGGATGAGATTGCGGAACTTGGCTACCATCTGGCAACTGTAGTGAAGACGGCTGATTATAAATTCGAGTCAGTTCGCGAGCGTCTTGCCTTCAATCCTAATCGTGGAACGAGACCACGCCGCATCCACATCGTCATGCCAGCAAATCTCAGCATAACTCCTCAAGCGTTGGCGAAACGCAGGTGGGTGACCGAACAGAAAGCAATAGACGCATACGTTGCTGCAAAGCTGGCGAAATCACTCCCCGACTATCGTGCAATTATAGCGAGGATGATTGCGGGAGGAAAAGTCCCTGACGTGCGGAACCAGCGCAGCTTGATCGCTTTTGCATCGTACGCAAGCCAGGCGCTGAAAGCGGTGCTTCACCCTGGCAAATATGATTGGGTGAAGTCAAATACAGTCCTTCCGAGGACAAACAGCTTAAACTGGCACAAGAAGAGGGATCGTGAGTATGAGGAGTTGATGCGAGACCGGAGAAGCGAAAAACCGTGACGGTGCAACTACCTGAACTCAGCGCCATGATTGTCATCGGCTGTGCGGCCATCGCGTGTGCATTATCGCTCGTTGCGATACGCAAGGCCGAGCGAGCGTCAGACAAAGCCGCTAAGGCCATGTTGGCGGCACGTCAGGCCATGGGCGCCGCAATGGGATTGGCGCAATTTCTGCGAGTGGAACTCATTGAGTGTGGATGCCCTTCCTGCATGGAAGATGATGAAGACGCGGCAGATATTGAGGATTTTCAGTCGGACGGAAAGCCACACTGACGATGGATCATCGAGCACAATCCGATCTTGCCCAGGCACAAGCGATTACCGACGCCCTACCTGAGATCAGGATATTTTTCGATGACCTGAAGCGCGAAGGATCGATCTGGGGAGGACGTGGAGAGACCGCCCGCTACATCGTCAGGCTGCTGGAAGGAGCTGCGGGACGGCTGCTGCTGCGCATACCCGAGGACGTGGCATGACCGAAGACGCCAACGCCACGATTATCCCGCAGCCGCAACCAACGCAGATGGAACTGCCGGTTCCGGTTCCGATACCCACCAAGCCCTGCGCCGAGCCCGGCTGCACCGAGCCGATCCTCGCAGGCGCCCTCTGTGGCAAGCATTATCGTGCGGCACGGAGGTGGCGGCGGAAGATGTCCACTACAGAGCAGCGCAACCTGCTCAGCGCCTGCGTCGATGAATGCGGCATGATCTTCGATCAGAACGCCGATAATATATCCGCCCTGTGCACGGTACTGGGCTGGGAGAAACGCCGGGTGATCTCGGGGCTGTACGTCCTCCAGGAGGTGGGGTTGATACAGTGCGAGAGAAGGCGGGGGAAGTTGGCCCCCAGGCGCTGGACGATAATCGAGAGTGCGCAGACGGAGGCGATCGGATAATGCAACCGTCCCATTGGGTCACCCTCCTGCTCATCGGCATCGCCGCCCTCATGTTGGCGTGCCTGTGATCAGCCCTGTGATCTGGCTCCCGCATTATTCCCAAGCTGGGGCATTGGGCGCTCGCATCGCGCTGGCAAGGTTCAAGCTTGGGCGATGGTGGCGCAGCCCCGCGATTATGCTCGGCATGGAAGCTATGGCCGTGCGCGCGCTGACCGCCTGCCTCCTGCTGCGCCCTGAATAGGGAACGCCGCAGGGCACCCAAATATCACAATCCCCACCCGCAAAGCTCAAGGCGATGTGGCGCAAAAGCCCTCCACAGCGACATATCGCGCACACTTGCGCTGATGCAACGCGAGGCCCACAATCGTCCCGCATACAACAAGAACTAAGCGGGGGTTGGAATGCTTGAAATGATGTGGGTTGTCGTGGTCATTGCGGGGTCGGTGGGGATTGGTACGATTATAGCCCTGGTGATGGGGGCCTGATTATCTCCAGTTGACATAATCGGTTAACGCAATTATATTAGTCGCCATGGATAACCATGGCACGATTATGCTTGGCGGCAAGGTATCACCAGAACTTGCCCAACGGGTCAGGGCGCTTGCCGACCGCACCCGTAATCCTTATGCGCCAACCGTATCGCAGTTTGTGGCGCGAGGTGTGGAACTTGCGGTGCAGGAGTATGAGCGCAAGCGCGAGGCCGCCAATGGCCGTTAACTTCGCCGACTGGTGGCGCAAGCAGTATCCGAATGGGGTCGGTCCTCTTCGCCCCAATCCTTACGAGAACGTTTTTGAGCAAGAGAGACTCCGCGAAGCGCACCGCAAGCGGATGCGCGAGCGCAAAGCGAAACGGGCCGCATTAACGCAGCCCAAGTAACTCTTCCGTAGCGTCTGTCGCGTAAACAAGTAGCCCGGGCAAGCGGCTCGTAACCGCCCCCGGGCTTTGTGCGTCCCACCTTCCAACCACGAAAGGATAGCCGCTATGGCTATGTCTACCACTCTGCGCCCCAAGGGCGCAATCCGAAAACGCCTGTTGTTGTTGACAAGCTCGCGAGGCCAGCCAAGCTTCAGCGTACGCTTGGTCTATCTGACGTTGGGTGCGTTCTTTGCCCTCCTGACAACCAGAGTCTTGCTGTGGGAGGTCCACAGCGTCGCCGATCTCACCGTCGAGCATTACCTGACTATCGGCGCGATCATCGGTGCCATCGCGTCGGGCGTCTACTTCAGTCACATGCTGCGCCAGTTCAAGTTCATCTCCGCGCTGGTGTTCGGCGTGGTGTGCTTGGCGGCGACCGCATACTGCCTGATCGGTTCCGCCGGCCGTAGCGATGAAATGGCATTCGAGCGCAACGCGGCGGCACGGCAGGTCAACAAGGAGCGGGAGCGCGCCTTGCGTGACCGGGATGCAGCCAAACGTCGCTACGATACCGCCCTCGATGCCGAGACCGTAGAATGTGGGGGCGGTCAAGGTCCAAAGTGCATCAGCAAGCGTGCCACAACGCAGGATCGGCGCTTCGACCTTGAGGCCGCAGAACTGCTGCTGCAACGGACCAAGCCGGAGCAGCGCGAGAACGGCAAGCTGAAGCGGGCCGCCCAGGTGATCGCGCTATTCAGCAGCGCAACCGAGGAAGGGGCGGAGCGTGGATTGGCCATCCTGTGGCCGTTCCTGCCACCGTTCATCTGTGAGTTACTGACGATTTCCTTCCTACATCTGGGTTTCGGGCATCGTCCAGCCCCCCGGACGGTTGCGCGAACAGTTACGCCAACTGTTCCGGTAACTCCCGAAGTCCCACCGAGGCCATCCGAGCCCCTGGTAACGGTGCAGGCAACCATCCCTGCAGAATGGACGCCGGTTTCGGTGGAACGAGCGCGCGAGCTTGCCGGCCGCGCGGAGGCGGAAGGGGTATTCGATGCGCTGCGTAGCGTGCAGCCCAAGGCTGTGTCCAACGATGAATTGGCCGCCATGCTCAGCGTCAGCAAGGCGGAGTCCAGCCGGCGCGTCAGTGATCTGGTTCGGGTGGGTCTCGTCAGCCGGCAGCCCGCTGGCCGTTATGTGGCCATCAGCTTGCGGCCGTTGCTGCACTGAGGAAACAGTTGGCGTAACAGTTCAGGTAACGCAAAGGGGCGGCAGTCGAGTTGCCGCCCCTTACTTCGAGGAAGGCGCGGCAGGAAACTCGCACGTGCTGTGGATCGCTCCACCGAACGTGCTGGGAATCCAGTGCCCGTGCTGTTCAATGCATGCCACCTGGGCCGATTTTGGCTCTGACGTGTAAACCGCCGCGTAGGCTATGGCAGCACACATACCAATGAATGCTACCGCTGCTGGCCATGCATAGTTCACGTTGCGGCCTCCTTTGGTGTCGGCCTGCGCATGGCGTCGATTGCCTTGTGCGCCATCCCCAGATAAGCCGTCCAGATGGGTTGGGCGCGTGCCATGTCTGGTACATAGCCGAACGATCCAGGCACAGCGACGCGCTCGACTTCGCCACTTATGAACAGCGCGTTCGGATCATAATGCGCCGTGGCTGCCATTTCCTTCGCCAAGGCTTCGGCCAACGCCTGGACAGCCAAGCCCCGTGCCCACTCGTTGAGATCGATCTTCACGTCGCATTCTCCTCATTCACCAGCACCGGGTCCAGGCTCTCCAACTCGGCGTCCTCGGCCAGTTCCGCCGTCGAAAAGGCCATGAACTTCGCCATGGCGTCCTCGGGGCTTGAAGCTTCAATGATGCGTGTCCCCGACATCGAGTAGAACACCTCGTAACGTGCCCAGGCCGAGGGCTTCTTCGGTGCGGGTTCGGTGTGGACGATCATGGGTTGGCCGCCTGCTTTCTTCTTCGCCCTTAGCCACTCGTCGTAGATTTCAAGCATCATGCCTTCCAAGCGTCCTATCGGAGAGCTGGCGCCAGACTTCACACGCTTATTCCAGTACCGGAAGAACTCTTGCAGGTTGGTCATGACTGCCTGATCCCTCCATGCGCGGTTACCATGTTGGCCGTCTGCCGACTGATGCCGTTCAAGTACGCGATCAGCTCGTCCCGCTCCCGGTTCAAGCGTGCCACCTCGTTCGCTGCCTTGTGGAGTAGGTCCGCTACGTCCCTGCGTGGGCTTGGGGTGGCGTCGCGGTGCTTTTGTTCTTCGGCCCTCAGGGCGGATTCGATGACGCTCATGCTCATGACTTGGCCTTTGGGATGGTATCGCACCATTTTGCGAGCATGTGCGCGATGCCGCCGATCTTGTGCTCGTGCTTCGGCCCGAAGTCGCCGAGGGTGGCGCGGATATAGCGCATGACCTTGTCCTTATCGATGCCATCGCGCACCGCGATACCATGATCGGCGAGCTTTCCGCCCTTGAAGAACAGACCTGAGAGTGCATTGCAAAATGGTCCGTGCATTGCCTGCTCGTCCTCGGTCAGGTCTTCCCACTTCGGCAGCAGTTCGCGATACCGACATGGGAAGGCCATATCGATGTCCGTGACCAACGGGGGCTGCGGCCCATTGAGGTCAATTGGCGTCTTCTCTGCTTCTTCGATCTGAGAAGAGAGATGTCGCAACTGCGCGCGCTGCTTTGCTCTTTTCATCACTGCCACCCGTGCTTTCTGCGGTTGTCGATCTCTTCGATGACCCAAACCACGGTAGTCACCGCAGCCGCAGTGAGAGCACCGATCACCAGGGCGTATACCCCGAAGATCGAGTAGAAGAAGAAGGCTTCAATGGCTCCCACGACACTTATCCCCTGCGTTTTGCCGCTGGCGGTTTGTCCGATTTGGGTGCCGCCGCAGCTTCGCCTTCGGCTGCGCGCGGCGCGGCGTCTTCTATCCGTGCGCGGATTTCCTCGATGGTCTCGACTGCGTAGAACACCTGCCCGTTGCCCATCCTGATCGTCGCCTTGCCGGCGCAGGAGCGGATTGAAGCGATCTGGGCGATGCCGAGATCGTAGTAGCCGTCCTCGGCGATGATGGTGATGAAGCCGCGCATGATCCGCTTCTCAATGATGATCGCCTCGCCGCTTAATGCGGCGGCACACAAGCATTATCTCCACGGTGCCTCCGCGCGCCACAATGCCAGCCTGTGATCTCGCTCCTCAAGGTCTAGGAGCCCGAGGTCGCGCGCCACATCTGGATCGTATTCAACCGCCCAAGTCGTATCGTGTAGGAGATCGGGGTCGGTGATATCCACTCCCGAGCACCGAGAACGCTCCACTGCCTTAGCGTAAGCTTGGCGCAAGCTATCCGCATCGATGATTTCGTGGAACTCGTTTGGACCGCTCAATATGATGAAGGTTGCCAACCGGAGGAGGCGTGTCTCGATGGCCGTTATGCGATCTGGGGTGGCCATTACCGAACTGCCTTCCATTCGTGCTCGCCCAGCGTCTTCTCGCAGAAGATCACCGCGCCCAGCCGATCGTGGGCATTGACTTCCATGACCTTGACTGCGTTGGTGCGGGAGTTGCGGAGGCGGATGGTGTAGGAAACCGTGCTGCAGCCCCAGTCGGCGCTGGTCAGGTTCTTGGACATTCGGGATCTCCGGGTTGGGGGTGTGGCGTCTTGCTGATTTGGACCCTACGCCTCAGTCAAAAGCCTGTCAACACAAAATATACGCCGCAAGTGTTGGCGACGATGTTGACAAGCCCCGCGTGATGCGTTTATGGTACAGCAATGGCCAAAGATACCTTCCTCCACATGCGCATCTCGGGTGATGTGATTCGAGCCCTTGATGCGCTTCGTAAGGACGAGAACGACTTGCCCAATAGGTCCGATATGGTTAGGCGATTGATCGCGCGCGCCGTTGCTCAACGGCGCGACGTGGGAAGCGACTCCAAACGGGCGGCACGCCGATGACTCCCGTCAACTCCGACGAAACCCTAGCCCTCATCCGCTATTATGCCTCGCGGATCATTGAGGTGTGCAACGCGCCGATCCCCGGCGAGCAGGACGATTACAAGCTGGCCGAAGGGACGGAACGATTTGCGAGAGTGATAGGAGAATACGCGGGACGTGTTGCGGTCTTGGCTGATGCAATCCGCGAGGCACGCCGATGACCCCCGTCATGTTGAAGGGCCTCATCTGGATAGCCGAGCACGAGCCCGTGGGCACCTTCCCGGCTGATGGGCCATCCAACGTGATCCGCCGCAAGCTGGAGTGCGCAGGATTGATAGAGCGCGCAGGGCGGGGAGCGGTTATCAAGTACCAGTTGAGCCCGGCGGGTAGGCATGCAATGGCTGGGGAGGCGCGGCGATGAGTGAAGCCTCTGACGCCGCCGCCCATGCTGCGGTCGCGGAACTGATGCCCCTACCATTGGGCGATGGGCGTACTGCCAAGAAAGATCCCGCCTACTGCGAGCGCGAAGGCGTAGACCATTGCTGGGAAACATCAAAGGAGGAGCGGCCACCTTGGATGAGCAGTGCGCCGTCCATCCACGATCCAGAGGTGCTCGTCTGCACTAACTGCGGCAGCAGGAAAGTGGTGCCAAGTCGATGGGGTGAGAGGCGATGAGCAGCAAGCTTCCCAACTTTCCGCCCGCACCCGTCAGCGCCGACATAGCGGAGTTGCGCAGCGCGTTGGATGCGACGCTCAAATTACAGGTGGGGGAACCCGCAGACTCGGATTCTGCCCAACTGGCCTACGCCATGGCCCACGTCCTCAAACTGATGACAGAGGTGCTGGAGCGAATGGACCGAGACTGGGCCAAGCTCAGAAGTGTGACGGAGGGGCCATGATCCTCCCTTGGCGCAAGAAGCTCCCAGACCATCCCGTCCATGAGCACTTCACGTATGACCTCGGCTACTCCGTCATGCAGAACGGGGACATCATCACATCAGACGGCAAGCCCCGCCTGCTATCGGATGAACACGCGAAGATCGCCAAGGCCAATGCCAAGAAGGCAGGCAAGCCCGTGCTGTTCCGAGAACCATTGCCGCATGAGCGGGAGGACTTCGATGCGGCAATGACTCCACCGCCGTGGGATGCGGTGTCATGAGAATCAGCAAGGACCAGGACAAAATCATCAGGGACGCACTTGGCTCCGAGTACGATGCTTGGGTCGCCGCGAACAAGCCGACGTTCTGGAAGTGCACGCGCGTATCTACGACCAAATGTCATCTCACCTACGACGAAGTGGAAACGATCAAGACACTGATCGGGGATTGGTTCTATTTCATCGCTAAAGCGAAGCCGAGGCCCACAGAGTTTGAGAAGGACGTAGCTGCATTAGCCACCAAACTCGGCATGGACGATTAGGAGAACGAGCGCAGATGACCATTGACCCCATCGCCTTCTCCCAAACCCAACTCGCACTCGCCATGATGAGTAAGGACGCCACGCCGCCCAATGCGGCGGCACACAATGCCCCTAAATCCTACCGCTGGCTATCAAGTTTGATCACCTTCCTCATCTCCACTTGGGCAGGTAGTACTGCTGGGTCTGTGATGATGGTATTAGGTGCGGGGCCGGTCTGGATTATGCTCACTGCCGGGATCGTGACGCTGGGGATGCTGATGGGGATCCGAGTATCGGAATAGGGTCGTGCGGCCGTGACGGTGAAAATCGGCATCGTCAAGGTCGGCGACAAGGTCACCTGCACGGAAGGCCACGTGATCTGCGAGGTCATCGCCGACCCTTGGACAACTCTACCTTGGAGCGACGCGTTCGGCGTTTGGCGGCAGAAGGATCGCCCACGTCGCGGAGAAATGTATAAACCCAAGTGCGCCGTGTGCGGGGCGGACTTCATCCACCCTGGACCAAACTGGGCGATGCATTTTCAGGATGGGCGGTGGAAGCCATAATGGCCTATTAATACCGATAGTGGCAATGCCGCCACAGTTCGCTGCTAAATGTAGTTTCCGCTTGCAGATAGCAGCAAATCGTTTTAGAAGGCCCCAAAATGGCCAAGGGGGAAACCATCCATCTGCGGATCGAGGAGTCCCTGCGAGACCGCCTCGTGACTCTAGCCGCTAAGGATCACCGTTCCCTGTCGAACTTGATAGAGAAAATCGTACTCGACTGGTACGAGGATAAACATCAGAAGCCGAGAGCCCGTACCATAAACGGCCACGACACCCAGGCGGCAAAGACCGCCGCGCCCTAAAGCATCACCTGCGTATCCCGTTGCGTTGCGTTTCCATCCTCTCCACGATTGAAGGATCGTAAACGCATGCACCCACACTCCCGCTTTAACTGGGCCATCTGGGCGCTCGCCGCCGCGGCCATCATCGGCTTCGCCTTCATCTATGCGCATCCGGCCAAGGCCGGCGGCCCCGTCATGGGGGCGGCGATCGAAGTCAGTGCCGGCGGCGCCATCACTCAGGATCAGCTCTCCTCGGGTACATCCAAGATCGACCTCTCCCAGGTCGGCCTGCTCGGGGGTATCGGCGCGGGCCTGACCTGCAAGACGGACGCCTTCATCTGCGGCATCATGGGCCGCTATTCCTACATGCACGAGAGCGGGGCCATCGGCTCGGCGTCGCTGGTATCGTCCAACCTCGTCGAAGTCGCGGCCAAATTCGGGGTCAGGCTTACCGCGGCAACCTCGCTATACGGCCTCGGCGGATACGCCTGGCAGAACCTCGATCTTTCCTCGGTCGGCATGGGAACCAAGACGCCTGCCGGTTGGCTGGCCGGCGGCGGGTTCGAGCACCAGATCGCCAAGTCGCCCTGGTATCTCAACGCCGAGTACGAGCACATCTTCTTCGGCGCCCAGGGCCTAGATGCCAGCACCAAGCTGACGCCAGATGCCAACATCGTCCGTGTGGGTCTGGCTTATCACTTCGGCGAGAAGTCTGGCGCAAATCCCTTCGATGTCAGCGGTCTACTGCCCGAAGAGAAAGGCTGCGACCCCAAGCTCGCCACCTGCCCACGCTTGAAGTAGGAGACGCCGCGCCGCACTTTATGCGGCGGCACCCATAATCCATAATCACCGAGATCCGCAGCCGGCCGCTGACCGCTCTTCTCCTCAACCAGCACTAAAGGCCAGTTGCGGTGCCCCAGGTCGCCGCCTTTCCTGACAGTGGGGGGGCGGCGACCGTCCCATTAACCGGAGTCCTGATGGACGATCTTCCGACCTTCACATCTGGATCGATGCAGACGAGCAGCACTTCAGGCGCGATGCTCTCGGGCGCCATCACGGCGCTGAATGCGCTGAATACCAACCACACCTACACGGTCAATCCGGTGCAGCAATACACCCAGGATCTGGCCCGCTATTCCGGGCTGCATCAGTTCGGCAATCTCAATTCCCTCACGCCAACGCAGATCACCCTCGGAGGATCATCATCCGTGTCCGCCCCTGTCGCCGTGAAACCCAAGCTGCGCGTCTGCCGCGTGTTCCTGGTTGACTGCGACGAGCGCATCCCCGTCGATAAGCGCATTATCTACCGCACCGACGAATTGATCACGGAGAGCGACGACCGCGAGTTGTTCTTCGACATCCCGGTGAAGGATCTGCTCGCCAAGCATAACGATTATCGCAAGACGGTGGAGTGGGAGGAGAAGACCGCCGATGGCACCAAGACTCGCACGGGCCTGAAGGAAATCCGCATCCGCGACCTGATCATGTCGGTCACGACCATTGCCGAGTTCGCCGGGCGCACTCACTGAGCGGTGATTATCGCCACGCCGCACTTCATGCGGCGGCACCATAATAAAGGCAGATCGATGATCGACCTCGCCACCATCCGCACCATCATCATCGTCGCCCTGCTCATGAGCATTGCCGCCATAGCCGCTGTTAGCTTGGGAGGGTGTGCTTCCTTCAAGGATGATCAGAATAACCTGTTCTCAATTCACTACGACGCCAAGGGGATGTACTCGCGTCAGGACAGGGCGCGGTTCTAGGATTTGTGTGCCGCCGCAGCCCTGCGGGCGCGGCGTGGCGGTTTTCAACAGGAGAGGCTAAGAAAGCTCTGAGATGATCGACCGCCGCAAGCTCATGCAGGTGCTGGGGCAGGTATTTGGCGCAGCGGCACTGATGCCACTCGCCGAACTGACGAAGGCTACCGCGTCACCAATTCCAGCGGTATTGCGTGCCATGGCTGCCGACATGCAGAAGACGGCAGACGCCTTCCGTGCAGGGGAAGCGCCTGAGCTGCTGGCCGGTACCTACGACAGGATATTTCAGCATCGGCCATCGGAGCGTTCCATCGAGCAGACGGTGCATGTCGCGTATTTCGCCGACCCTGATCACTCCGGCCAACGCTTCCTCTACCAAAGCGAGCTCGCGGAATACGGATTGGGCTTTCTCGTCGTCAGGGACGACGATCCTCGCAAGACAATCGGCGGCGTTCCCGTTGCGCGCTTGGCGGATTTACCGCAGATGCTGCGCAGCCTCGCCATTTCCTTCCAGAGCATGCGTGAGATCCACGCGGCCGAACTGTTCGATAATGCCGATGTCTACGATGCTCACACCGTCGGCGATGGCGTCGCCATGTGCTCGCCGATGCATCCCTGCGATGGAGCCACTTGGGCCAATGCGCTGGCGACGCCGTGCGATCTTAACGGTCATTCCCTGCGCCATGTCCTGGAGCAGATACGCACGACCTTCGTCGATCAGCGCGGCTTGCGTATCAGCGCACGCGGCCGGCGCCTCGTCGTGCCGCTGGCCATCGCCTATGACGCTGAGCGCGCTATCGCTCAGCTGAAAGCTGACGATCCCTTCAATACGTTCCGGTTCGATTATGAACCGGTCGTCTGGGATTACTTGACCAAGGAACACCGATGGTTCGTCCTGACGACTTGCCAGGGCTTCCATTGGTTCGAGCGCGAGCCGTTCTCCGTTGCCTGCGATGTGGATGTGAACAAGGATTGCGTGCACGTCATAGGCCATGAGAAGCGCGCCTTCGCTTGTCATGATCCACGTGCGGTCTTTATGAGTGCCGCCGCATGAAGTGCGGCGTGGCGGTCTTCACAGGAGAGGATATGGAAAATCTGCAGAAGAGTGCTCAACAGGACTTGAAACGGCTGATCAGCCAAATCGAACGCCTGGCCGAGGAACGCAAGGCGCTTGGCGCCGACATCAGCGACAAGCTGAAGGAAGCCAAGAGCCGAGGCTTGGACCCGAAGATCATCCGCAAGGTGCTCGCCTTGCGCAAGAAGACAGAGGCCGAGCGCGAAGAGGAAGAGGCGATCTTAGCGACGTATCTGCACGCTTTGCAAGGGACACCTCTCGGCGACTACGCCGACCGCCAGGCGGCGCGCGAGATGGCCTCGGTATAATCAAGGAGAACAGCGATGCCCAGAGTTCTGCAGCGCCTGCATCATGGCTGGCTCGGCGACCACATCAAGGCCTGGTGGCTGGCGCGGTTCGCACGCAGGGTGAGTGAGTTCAAGGCGGATGCGATCCGCTAACTTAGGGCCAAGGCCAGACTAGCGGGGGCTAGGGTCTGGCCTTGGCAGGGGTGCCAGGAACCGCGAGGAACGGGGGGAAGTGTGCGTGTTCCTAGCGTTCGTACTATTCTGTACAACGGGCGCTTGGGCAAGATTCGGGAATTACCTATATATTTGTGGTTGTCTCGGCCTGGCTCGTCCACCAAAACGTGCACCTCCTAAATAAGCACTTTCCGCAGCTGGACCTCGGTCAGCATTTGTCTACCGTATGAGGATCTGTCGCCCCAAGTGAATGCGTGAGGGCACATCCATGAGAGAGACGATGGCGCCGCCCCCGGCGCTCAACGCGATCGCCGTCACCTATCGCTGTGAGGACGGCCACCACGACATCCGCTTCTATAGAGAGGGTCCGGTCGCGCGCACTGTCGCATGCGTGATCTGTGGCTGGCCGGCGTCGATCTCGCGCGATGAATACGCGCGTCACGACAAGCTATTGACGGCGCTCAGCAGTTGGATCAGCTGATCCAGCCGAACGTGTAGCATATGGCGATGATCACCGCCCAGCAGCACACTTCAAAGGCGAAGCGCGCGGCGCGGTGGCGCTTGAGCGCGCCTAGAACATCACCCCAAGTAATCCCTTCCACGCCCCCGTTGCGTAGCCCTCCGCCACCAGCCACGCCCCCGCCGAGCGCGTCGCGATCCACCACAGCACGGTAAGCGCCGTTGGGCCGATGGACGCCGCCTTCTCGGCGACCGTGAGGACGAGCCGCCAGCGGCGCTTCTTGGCCGTCGCCGTCCCAGATGGAGGACCAGGGCCGCGCGGGGGCTCCTCCGTTCTCGTTGGCTGCGGCGGCATCTGGGAATAGCGCGCCGAGGTGACCATCGAGACTGTGGTTTCGAGCCGTGCCATCTCGTGCGATTGGCTGGACTGCCGCTGCTCCAAGTGACTCAGGCGCTGGCTGGTGTGGTCGGCGTGCGCCCTGAGGCTGCCGATGCTCTCGGCGAGCGCCATGAAATGTGCGATAGTCTCGCTCCACGGCGATGCGCTGGGCGAGCTCTCTGAGTCTTTCCGCATCCATGCCCTAGCCCCCGATATGCCCTCTATCTTGCAGTTATGCCCGGCCGCGCCGGACAGTTGGATGCCCTATGCGTGCTGCCCCCGCAGACGGCACAGGTCACGACAATCGGTATCTTCGGTAATGTGCGCACGCTGCTCATTTGCGTATCGCCGCGGCGTCACTGGCCAGAGGCGCCATCGGCACATATAGCCCGATGCCGAACACGAGGCCGAAGATAAGTGCCACCGCTATGGTGCAGGCGATTGCGGTCTGATAGCGCTCGGGCAGCGATTTATGCCGTTTGCTATGGTGATGCTCGTGGACGATTGCGTGGTCGTGAGTCACTTGGCCCTCGCCCGTGTCTTGGTCGCTACCGCGGCCTCGATTGCCGACAATCGCTGCTCCATCGTGTCGAGGCGCGATGGGCCGATCGAGGGCATGGACATCGTTTTCATGACGGTGATGGGGTTGCTCACGACAGCCTTGGTCTGGGTCCAATTCTGCGCCATCAAAGTGCCGCCGAGCGTTACCGCCCCGGTGCCCAGGACGAGCAGGATCTGGTTGAAGGAGGGCAGCAGGCCCATGATGAGGGGCCACCAGTAGGGGGCCGGCTGGGTAACGGTTGCGTCGGCCATGGGATTACTCCTTTGCCTTCGTGGTCAGCTTCTTCACGTACTTTTGCAGTTGGGTCAGTTTGAGCGCCTCGCGCCCGTACTTGGCGCGCAGTTCGGCCATCGCATGCACCAGATCGTCGCCGACATGAACCGGCTGCAGCTGTTCAGGGGGCACCATGACGCGCGAGGAGGGCGGGGCGATCTGGCTGGGTATCGCCATGCCACCCAGTCCTGCGCAACCGGCGAGAAAGAGCGAGATGATCGTCGCGGCAAGCATGCGCATCACGCCACGCCTCCATACGCACGTTTGAGTATCTCAGCAGCGTGGGCTGGGTCGAATAAGATCATCTCGCGCTCCTCCCAACCTCTCTCGCCCTTGGGGCCGGTCTTTGGCTCCCACAGACGCACGCCCGCATGGCCTTCGGCATGAGCACGCGTTAGTTCGGCGTCGTGTGCCGCATCCCAGGCCTCGTCCCCAACATCCAGAAGTTCTGGTAGCCGCACATCCTTGATAGATCCGGTGACGTTGTAGCTGCGCACGGGACCGTAGCCTGCGGCGTACTTCGGATCTGACGTGAAATACACGCCCCTGAGTCCCTCCGTTGTCACGGGCTCCCAGTTCATAAGCCGATCCTGATGCGGCGTGCCGCGATACCAAATTGACGAAGAAGTTGAAGCAGATTCTGGCGCTACCCGCTGACCTGAGGTGGCAGCGCGTGTCGCCGATGTCGCCTCGGCCCGCGCGATCATCTCGTCAAGGGCACTTCTAGGTGATGCAGAGGGCGCTTGTGTCTCTGGCGCCCGTGCTAGCGGAGAGTTGGCCGATGGCGCGGGAGAGGCCCGCGACGGCGGCGGCTCATTCATGAATCGCAGATATTCGCCGATGTGGTTGACGGTGCTGCCGTATCCTTCCGCACCCGCCCGCATGGCCATCAGAGCTAGGGGCGCCTCGCGACCGAGTTCGGCCAGCGTCGGATGATCCTTGGCCCACTGCGACTGCTCTCTGGGATAGGCCGATCCCAGCGGCGCGATATAATCGTGGTGCAGTTGCGCCAGCGTGTCCAACAAGGACGGCTGCTGCGGGCTTGGATAAGCCTGCTCTAGCAGCTCTTGTCGGTCGTCGGGCACTACTTCACCCTCGATAATGCGTCCGCGGTCGTCGGCGTCGCCATGCAATGGTCGGCTATCTTGCCGGCATTATCAAGTGCCTTATTGCGCGCGGCCTCCTGCAGGGCGGCTATTCTATCGTCGATCGTGTTCTGCTCACCGATGTCGTCGTTGGTCTTCTTAATTGCGACATTGATCTTCTGCCAGACCTCGGCCTCTCTGATGTTGCCGATTTTATCTATGCCCCAGTATGCAGCACTGAGCAGCATGCCGATAATGGCGACCCAGGCTACGGGCGAGAGGGAGAAGGGCATCTCTCAGGATACCTTGGAGGGCAGGAACGGCGAGGACGCAGATAATGATTGGCCGGCGCCGCGCGGGAGATAACGGCCGTCTTTATGAGCGGATATCAATCCCCTTTCTATTCCGAACTTGACGCCGACGTAGGCCAGACCTCCCGTAAGTAAGACCCCGCCAAGAAAGAGCAGGAACGGATGCTGCGAGGCCAGATGCGATATTGCGCCGCCGTTGCCTTGGCTAGTATCGACGAACTGATTGGCGATGGCGAGGCCGCCTCCTCCGAGCGTTGTGCCGCCCCAAAACCAGTTCTTGAATGTTTTGATGCTGTCCGCTAAGCGGCTACCCTGGTCCGCCAGATCGTTGACCCTGGTGAACGACAAGTTCTCGAACGTGGGCCACATCGATGCCTTGGCGGGCTCGGGTTCGGGACTTTGTGTGCCCTGCGGCATTGCGGCAACGGTTGGAGGATTATCGGATACGTCGGCGCTATCGGCCCGTGCGGAGACGACCGGCGCGGCGAGACTTTGCACCTCGGCGGCATCGCGCAGCGCATCCATGGTCTTCGCGTCGACCTTGCCCGTGCGCGGCAGTCCATGTGTTCCTTGGAAGGCTGTCATTGCGCGCGCGGTTTGCGTGCCGAACTGGCCATCGGCAGGGCCAGATAGAACGCCAGCCTTCTTAAGCAGCCGCTGCACCTCGACGACGGAGGCGCCGCGTGCGCCCAGGGTCAACTCATCGGTCAGTTCGATTGAGGGAGCCGGCACCGATGGAACCATGACGCCTGCGACCTCGGTTAGATGTGGCGGCCAAATCCGTTTCGCCCGAGCTAGGTGCGCCTCCACATCGCTGAGCCCGTTGGTACCCCCGTTGATCGCCCTCCGTACCGCTACAACGTCATCCCGGTCGGCCTTCTCGTTGCAGCGCTTTTCCTGCCATTCCAATAATGCGGCATGGATAGCATTGCGCGGCTCGGAGAGCTGATCGATAGGACAACCGATCTTGCCCGCATAAGCTTCGTGCGCGGCTCTCCCGGTGATCTGTTCGATGCCGCATCCCCGGTATTTGAAACCGTCACCCTCTGCGGTATTGCCGAGCATATGCGCCATGCGTGGGCAGCCCAATCCATACACACGCTCGGCCAGCGCATAGGGATTATGCGCTAAGGTCGCCGCTTCTTCCTGGGTATGGATGCCCTTGTCGTGGAACACCTCCAGTATCCTCTGGGCCGAATAGGACATGTCCTCCCAGAGTATGGTGAGGTTGGTTTCCCCGCACCACGTCGCGATCAGGTGGCACCAGCGCAGGTTGGATGTGATGCCGAACTGCTCCAGCAGATCGCCCGAGGTGGTGATCGCGCCGACATAGCCGTCCCACACCGCAGCCCTTGCAGGATTGGTCGGCCTGGGGACGAGGATAGCCAGTTGCTGGCGCGTGATGAGGATGGGCATGTGCGGCGTCGTTCGATCTGCAAGTCAGGACGCGGCACAAATCGCTAGCTAGGATGCCTCAAGACGCTTCCAAAAGCTACGCCAAATGCGTTAAGATCGGGTCATGGACATCCTGCGCCACTAAACCTTTGTAGAGAGTACGCGCAACATGACTCTAAACGGACGCTTCGTCAGCGTGACGAGACGACTCTCGGTCTTCGCCAAATACAAGGACACCAAAGGGCTAGCGACATACCTGAATAGCGACGAGTTCTGGGAGCACCTCATTGAACTCGGACGCTGCGACCCGAAGCGCGGTCGCATGGCTTTGATGTCCATGGTTGAGGCGTCATCCAAGTGCAAGGGTGCTCTCGATGCTAAAGCGCCAATCCCTGCGCCAGGACAGAGCAAGCGCGTATCGTGGACATCCGAGAACATTTCTCGCTTGCAGAAGGCATGGCGCAAAGGCGGGAAGGATGGGGCTGCTCGGGAACTTGGCATCAGTCTAGGAGCCGCACACATCGCTGGCCTGCGTTACGTGCCCGAGGCCCGAGGCGCGCATGCAACCTAAACATGCGCCGCAAACTGCCTAGGAGCGTCGCTGGCGCCCGGCAGAGTTGGACATCCTTTGCATCAAGCAGCGACACTGGGCGCCTTGTAGGCTACTCAGCGGCATTGCGTGCTGCCCTCTAGGCGACCCTTTCCCTTCCGACCCCATTCCAGGCGCCCGACAGGGGGTCTAGGGCCGGTTTTGGGGTCTGGACCAAGGTGCAGCCTGTACCAGAAAACCGCCTGCCCTGGGGCATCCTGGGCAGCGGATTGCCATGTGGGGCAAATCGGCTTACCGGCGGGGGATGGCTTGGGGGTCCGTCCTTTTCTTTCTCTTCGCCCTAATGCATCCGGGGCTGGCCTTCTACGGGCTGGTCTTGTTGGTTGCGATTTCCGACCCCGTGTTCTGCCGCTATGGCGTTGTAGGCAGGTAAAAGCGCCGGGTCTTTTCTTGCCATCTGTCCCAACTGGTTGATCAGCGCCGCCATGCGTGGCGCCGTGGTATTGACGGGGGCGCGCGCCATCGCCGCCCTGAGTCTAGCGTACTGCGCGATCCAGTTGACATAGGCCGGTCTTGAAAATAGTACAGAGAATGCCGCTGTCGGTGCGAGCATGCCGCCCAGCAGCGCCGTCTGGTGGTTCATGGCGAGTATCCCGGTGCCCGCCATGGTCAGGTAGTTGATCAAATCCGTTCCCGAGCGCGAAGTATTCGCCAGGGCTTCGACATTGGCAAGCCGGGAAACGACGCGAGAGAGATCGTTCATTGCCTGTGTGTATTCGCCTCCGAACATGAGGGCGCGCGCCTGCGGGCTCATCGCGTTCCAGCTGGTCATGAAGGTCTGGGGGCTGAATCCGGCTTCTTCGACCATGCCCCGGGCGTTGGGCTTGGGCTTCCCCATCTGGTCGAGCATGAGAGCCGAGAACTGGTTGCGCTCTTCAGGTCGCAATGCACCCATGGCCGAGCGCAGCATCCCCATGTTGCCCTTGGTGCCGTCCAGGGCGGAACGGATCAGCATGCCGGCTGCCTGTTGTGGGTTGTCCGTTCCGGCGAGTTTGGCGAAGCGGTCCATGCGATCAATGCCTTGGCGGAAGTATCGGTCTGCGGTGCGGAAGTCCCGCAGGGACTGGTCGGCCCTGAGCGCAACAATCGGCTGAACGTAATCGGGGCGGTTGTTGCTGATCTGGGTTCTTTGGTAGGCGCGGTTGGCGAGATCCTGCAATCCTACTTCTATATCGCGCGATAGTGCCCCATAGAGCGTGCCGAGCTGTCGTCTGTCGAGACTAGCCTGGTAGGGCGAAAAGTTGGAGAGCGCACGACCGACCTCCGTGCGTATGGCGCGCATGTCATCGAGCGTGAAGTTCGCGGCTCGCGAATTGCGGATGCGATCGGCCAGCTCGCCCGTGATCGTGCCCTGCCCTGCGATCTGGTTGGCGACCTCGCGGTCGATCCCGCCTAATGCCGCCCGCGTATTGGCAGCGGCAAGCATATTCGGGTTGGCGGTCTCATCGATGCGTTGAAAGGCTGGAACGGAGCGCCACGCCTTTTCGTAGAGCGCTTCGGAACGGGCAGCGAACGAGGTGTCAGCCGCAGGCGTTCGCACAAGGGTTTGCAATTCGGCATCGCTCAGATCGGCCGCTGCACGTCTCCCCATGATGGTCTGGTCGAGTGAGCGTGCGGCCGGAACAGCTACTCCGCGGTTGGTCTGAGAGAGACCTCCATAGGGATAGAACGCGCTCTCGCGGATGGGCGCGGCTGCCGTCGCGCGCTGTTCTGCGGCAGCCGACATTTGCGGGGCGCCCCGCGCGGCGTTCTCATAGGCGCCGATGCGACCGGCGTCATTCACCAGGATATGCTGAGCCGGATTATAAGCGGTCGTCGTACCGTTTGGGCGAAGGATCGTCGGCGCAGTTCCCGGCGTAACCGGCGCTACCTCTCCTACATATGGCCCGGGAGCTCGGGGTTGTATCCCGAGATCGGTGAGCACACCTGGTTCAAGGTCGGATACTCCAGCCGTGCGAAACCTATCCAATCCGCTCTGCAGCGCGTGCCCCGCCTGTTCGACGGTAGCTGATGGAGCCATGTCGGAACTGATGGCACGCGAAGCGTCTCGTGCTCCGACCAGTGCCTCATCCAGCGACTTCTTGATGGGATCGCCGAGGTAGGGAATGCGCGATGTCATCTGCCCAAGGCCAGACACGGGGCCTTGGGAGAAGGCGATCGGAGGTTTGCGCACGCCGAGGCGGTCGAATGACTCTATATCGGATGCGATGTTCGCCGCGCGCTCGGTAGCCAACTCGGCCCCTACCGCAGTGCCGACAGCCCCCGATGGCGTTCGTGCCGCCATGGCGGCAGGCGCAAGCGCACTTGAATGGGGCAGCGCAGCCGCAGCAGTCTCGGTAGCTTGAGGTACGGCGCGGATCGAACTCGTCACCGGACCTACCGCCAGTCCCGGCATCATCAGTCGTGCCGCCGAGGTGAAGCGGTTCTCGTTGACTTGGGCGTTCCGAGCATAGACCGCCAACTTGTTAGTCGCGGGGTCGCGTGCGACGAAGTCGGTCTTCGGATTGATGAAGCGTTCGTCCCCGGTCGGTGACTTGTAGCCCTGCCCCCACTCGAACTCTTCGAGATCGCCGAGACGTTGCGGTGCATTATTTGGAGCGGCAGCAGCAAGGGGCGAGGACGACATGCCCTTGGCCGGAAAATACTTCGAGGTCGCATAGGGATTGACGCCCTGGCGTGCCGCAAGTTCGGCATCCTGCTGCACGTCGAACAACGAAAGCGGCGGCGGAGTAGGAGGTGCTGTCAGTGTTGCTTCACGTTCACCACCGGCAGGCGCGGGCGTGACATCCTTGAACCCAGCCGCCGTCCACGTATCCTTGGGAGGTTCACCGGAAGGTTTTACCTTCTCCGCTTCCTTGAATCCCGCCTCTGCCCAAGGGTCGGCCATATTACGGCGCCACCATCACTCGGCCATCGGGCGTCATCACATGCGTGCCAGAGCGGTAGAGCTTTGCGTCATCCAGCCCCTTGACGGCAATTGGGTGCGTCTTCGATCCGCTTTGACCTTCCGACAATGCGGGGTCGAGGCTGAAGGTGTTGCGGGAGGCATTATCGGCGGTATCGAGGATACGCATCGCACCCTTGCGATCGGGAGAATAGCGTAAGCGGTTCATCAGATCCTTGAATAGACCCATTTTGGCATCGGAGTTGGCGATCGCGCCCTTGCCCATGGCGGTGATGTACTGCTCGGTCAAGGCCCCGACCAAGTGCTCCAGATCGTTCTGCAGGTTCCATTGTCTCAAGTAATCTGGGTCACCGGCCGAAGGGCCGTAGTTCGCCCTTGCTTGCGTCGGCGTCATGTCGGGGGCACGCCATGCTTCCCGGGAGATCGGCACGGTATTGGCCGCTGGCTGCGGCGTCGTATTGTACGGACCGGCGGCCTGCTGCCAGTCATCCTCCGAGGCGCCGGCAACCATCTGTCGCAGTGCGTCGATGCCGGGCATCACACGCGTGCCAGCGGCACGCCGATTAGCTAGGTCTATTGATGCTTTGCCGGCGCCTTTTGCGGCTTCCGAGCGCGCTTGGTAGGTGGGGTCATGTTCGTAGAGGTTGGTGCCCGCCGTGGCCAACGCTCGATTGCCCATCAGACCGCCGATCAGGGCCATGCGCTTGGCACGTTCGGCCTCTTCGCCGAGCGGCACCATGGTCATGTCTGGGGCGCCTTCCAGTGGCTGCATGCCGCCAGGCTTCGATCCAGGAATTTGGGCTGGTTGCGGCGCCGTTTTCTTGGCGTTCCAGCGGTTTGTCATCTCCTGGTCGATCTGCTCGGGCGTGGCCTCGTCATCGAAGGCATGCACGGCGCCATCAGGGTCGCGGACGTAGCGGGTCATCAGGGCGTTCCAGCCTTTGGCTTC